TGGGAGCAAGTTCACTACTGTTCCAAAGAATGCAAAGACGGACCGCGGGATATGTATCGAGCCGACACTGAATATGTTTTTTCAGTTAGGCGTAGGTACTATCCTTAAAGATCTGTTAATGCGCTCTGGGATCAATCTCCGCTCTCAAAAACGAAACCAATACTTAGCCAAAATGGCATATGTAAAGAAGTTAGCAACCATTGATTTATCGGCTGCTAGTGACACGGTTTCGTGGGAGTGCGTCGCTGCTCTCTTACCGCCGCGTTGGTTACACTTGCTTTGTTTAAGCAGGTCTAAATCAACTTTGGTCAACGGAGAGAAAGTTATCCTTGAGAAGTTTTCCTCAATGGGTAATGGGTACACATTCGAACTTGAGACACTAATTTTTGTGTCTGTAATCAAGTCCGTAGTGCCTGCTAGCGAACATCACAATTGTAATGCATATGGGGACGATCTGATTGTTCCCCAGGAGTATGCGAGTGATGTGATTGATGCTTTGAACCTTCTAGGGTTTAAAGTGAACGACAAGAAGAGCTTCCTGGCAGGGAGTTTCTTCGAATCGTGTGGGAGCGATTGGTTCCTCGGAACCAATGTACGTCCCTTTTACCTCCGTAAGTCTGAAGATGGCGATAGTATGCCTTATTCGTTACGGATCGCAAATATGATTAGACTTTACTGTAAACAGTTAGGTCACGGTCAATATTGTGATGATATCTTTCGCGAGATTTGGCATGATTTATATCAGCAAACACCAAAGATGTATCGGAATTGTAAAATTCCCGGTCATTTCGGCGATGCTGGTTTTATTATGTCAAAACTTGAAGCTAAGCCTAAAAGGCTGAACTTTTCTCAAGAAGGGTACGAGGTAAAATTTATAGTACAGCAACCAATAAAGAAGAGAAAACATTCTTATGGTGTTTTATTTGCTGCACTAGCACGACTTGGGCCAGCGAACAATGATAGAAGCCCCTTTAGGGCGACTTATTTGCAAGCCGGAACCGACATTTTCACGAAGGGGTACGAACCCCTCCGTGGCTATTTAGGTAAACCCAAGACTAGTGTTGGTTCAACGCAATGTTGGACCGATGGTCTGTTATGGTGCTCCGTTAATTCGGACCTACCATGAACGATCCCGGGGTATAGACCTCGGGTGGGTGTTACATCTCTGATGTGACTTTATGTACGGAGCATGCCAAGC